ATTGCGACTGTTTCTTGCCACCGATTGCTGTCTGCGAGTCTCGAATGCAATGCGTGACTCTACATCAACACCAACAACGCCCGGGCTAGCATTTGTGATCGCATCCCATCCGGGCACAGCGCGATAGATTTGGTTTAATGAGCCAGCAGCGCATGGTATTGGACCCGTTGTCTGATTTACAAACTGAATATCAATTGTGCCGCCTGACGGGATTACTGCAGAGTCAATAGACTGATAAATGTAGCCGCTTGTGTCGATTGCAGTACTGCCTGCAGGGATGGTTGTGCCAACCTGGCCAATACAGGAGGCTGTAACAACTGTTCCCTGAGCAGAAATGCGATCCATGAAATAGATACGCCCTATCCCATCCTGGAATCGACCCGTTGCGTAATCAGGGTTTATCTGATTGAACAGGCAAAGCAGTTTGTCGTATTCCTGAGCAATGATTTCTGTGTCTGACTGTGCGATTTGACCCTGTGGAGAGCTAAGAGACTGACTTGCCCCGCCTCCTAGCGCCGTTGTCATGTCTGTCAGTCGGCCCGACAGGATGTCAGCCACATCAGGTACAGAGAGGCCATTTTCAGTAATGGTTACATCGGGTACTGCAGTATTTAGTGTCGTCATAGTGTGGCCTGCGCTGTATTTCCGTTAATGTCGGTCACACGGATAGTTCCGCGCATACTGCGGGTGTTTTTATCGAAGAAAACATTCGCCAGCGCCTGGTCAACAATCGGCAGTTTGAGTGCTTCTGTTTGCAGCTTCTGCTGGATAAAGCTCGGCGTCGGACGCTTGCCGAGGACGTCTGTTTTCCACGGGATTCCGAGCGTGGTGTCGTAATAGCACTCACCAGAAAACACAAGGCATGCGCTGGCAACATCCTGAGCAACTGAGTATGACTCGTCTGCTATCGCAATATTCCCGCTGCCATCCAGCGTTAAATCCCATGTGGACACGTCTAATTGCATTGTTCTGTATGTCATGCTGGTTTATCCGTGGTGTTTGATGTGACAGTGGAGCCGCCAGTTTGAACTCCTGGAACTGGGTGTTTGTGCTGGTCATATTTGTCACGCAGGGTTTTGAGTGATGCGCTTTGTGTGCCGTTGTTGTCGGTGATATCTCCGCCAGCGGTGATATTTCCGGTGACATGCATTGTCGGCGTAGTGACATTCACGCCATCAGGCGCTGTGATGTTCGCTGAAGAGCAAATGATATTTACCGGGTTGGGCGTAGTGATGTTTATCGCACCGTCCGAGAACTCGATGAACTGTGATGGCTGGTTGTTAAGGAAGCCGCCAAGGTAAAGTGCGTCTGATTTACTGTGCGTTCTCTTGCTACCAGGTACAGACTGTTTTCTATTCGCTCTGGCTATTGAGTTGTCACGGTCACAGATGGCGATCATGCCGATATCACCGGCCACAGGATTCATGATGACTGCACTAGCCCCGCGCTGAAGTCTGAACACCGGCACATTGAAGATTTCCGAGTTCTGGATGGTAGCGCCTGACGGGTCAGTTCTGGTCACCAGCGGAATAACATCCACAACCAGATTTGGAGCAGTTCCGCGAATCGCCGTCACTTCAACAAGCTCAATAAAAAAAGCCCCTGAAAGGAGCTTTTTGAAGACGTACGAGAGATTTTCCGCATCACTAGTTTGCGCACTAGTGGGCGTAAATAAATAATCAGCCACTGGTTGCCTCATTTAATTTTCTGTTTGCTATGCACACCGAATGCCAGGGCCCATCTTCCATCCACGATGACAGCTCATGCGTTACACTGGTGAGCTTATAAACGCCGCTGGCGTGAGGGAGAGTTGTCTGCAGCTCTATGTCGCGCCCTGTTGTCAGAAGCGTTGAGAACTGCGTCTGGAACATCACACCGCCATTTGAGAAGACCGGATATCCTATTAGCCCGTATTCGGGAGAGATAAGAGGTTTAACATCGTCCTTTGTGCTTTCCTGAGGCCAGAATGATATTGATGGTGGTGCAACAGACATAGCTATGTTGAGGTCGTCGCAGACCGCTCGCAACTGGTCAAATACACTGCCTTCATAGTGCGGGTTTGAAATTACTTTTCCATCTAATCCCACGATATAAGGTGTGTAACCGGCAGCCTTACAGATGGCGTTGATAACGCTCGTAACCGGAGTTGAACCGTTGAATGAAAAAGGTGACGCTGTTTTGTTCTGCAGGTCAGCGTTTGCCGTTGCCGTAATCATCAAAGCCGTATTCGGCATGGTGTTCATGTTGGCAATAGATGATGTCATGTACCCGGCAAATATCGCGGTATTCTCCACAAAAATCTTCATGCTGATACGCTCTGTATCGGTGCCGAACAGACCCATTGCTTTTGAAGACAAGGAAGCCAGCATTTCCAGGCCAAGTCCAAATATGCTCACGTTCACCTGAGTGCCGAACAGGTTTCCCGATGACTGAAGTGATACTATGGCCCGAGCTTCACTGATTGAGATTTGATTGTTCCCGGCATCATCGAACGATGAGGTCTCATTCATAAACTCAAATCTAAGGGATCGCTTACTGTACAAGTTCGTTCTCTCCTATGTAGTAAAGAATGAACCTGCCACCCAACCCATCATAAGATGGGTCTTGCTGACCTACGTTATCGAGGAAAACCAGATCGCCCTGAAATCCGAGATACGAATACCTGACCATTTTGTTTCCGTACAGGCACGGAACACCTTGCATGATAGGGTTGCCATTAACAGTCAGGTCCATGTAAATGAAGCTTTCACGCTGAATCAGGCGCATAACGCATCGCTGCCCTGCCAAATCCACAGAGACAGACTGTGATTTCTGTGGCTCAAGTGGAATTGTTCTCATGTGATGTTCTCGTTGATTTCTTTGGCAAGCTCAGCGGCTTTCTGCGTGGCGCTATTAGCCACATCAAGTATGGGCTTGGAGACCGTATCAAGAGCACTCTGGAAGCTCGTTGAAATGGCGTTTGATGCTGTTGTGGCTATGCCTGATACTGACGTTTTCAGAGATGACCAGGATTTCCCTAGCTCATCTACAGTGGATGGCGTAGAGCCAGCGTCTTTCGTCGACGCTCCCATTCCTGTCACTCCCTGACTAACTGAATCGTTTGTCGGTTTGGCTTCAGACTGCGCACCAGACAGAACCACTTCCATCTGCTGCATGACCTCCTGAAAGTACAGGTAAATGGTCAACATGCTCACACCACGCTGTGAATTGACTTCATATGAGTGGTCTACCAGGTCATAGCTTTCAAGCGTTTCTTTCGGCGTCTCGATGTCATAAGTGTTAGCCGTAGACAGCATCGTCTTTATGGTTTCAAGCACGCTGCTTTGGCTGGTAAACGTCAGATCGAAGATGTTTGGAATGCCACCTGAGAAGCCAGTAAGTCCGGTGACGATGATTTCGCACCTGACAACAGACGGTTCTTTCACTTTGTTGATGGACTGGTATTTGCCACCTTCAACCGGAGCATTGGTTATCTGAGCCCTGCCACTTGGCTGTATTGATGCCATACCGCTGAACTCAAGCGCTATAGCCCCCGTGGTGCTATTTCTTATGACATATTGAGGATGTATAACGCTGTCGATTATCGACAGTGGAGAGCCGCCGCCGATCGCATTAAAAATGTCTGCGGTATTGAGGTCGATGATGCTCATCGTTTCTCCAGGCAATAAAAAACCCGCCGAAGCGGGTTAGTTTTGATAATCATAAATGAATGCAGTTAGAAGACTCTCCTAACCTTCTCTTTGTTCATCTGAACCTGAGTAAATGAGCTGGCTTGATATCCCAAGTCGCTTGCTACTCCCCATGCGATATCACGCATGGTTTCACCTTTACCGAACAGCTCAACGCATCCGCCCATCACATCGTCATAGATGATGACTCGAACACGATAACGTGACTCGATTGCTTGTACCGGAGATACAGGTAGCTCTTCGCTCTTGTACTCGCCATGCTTGCGGATTGATGGCAGAACCTCTGCTGTAACCCACTTGCGGAACTGATGCGGGACTGATCCTTTGTTAACAGCATCACGACAGCGAAGGACGAGAGTGTACATACCAGACTCACTGACGATATTGGCTTCTCCCTGACGCCCTATGTTCAACATAGACCGTTCATCTTCATCCAACCTTTCAATAGCTTGCGTAACGTTTTTGATGCTAAGCGCGGAGCAAACATCTTGTGCTACAAACCACGGCTCGCCGCTTCGGTCAATAACACGGATTTTATGAGCTCCAAATTTGAAGATGGTGAAATCCTGCTTTGCTTTTGCTATAATTTTCATGTTGGTTTCCTTTCAAGCGGTTACTGACATAGAGGCCCGGTTGGTGTTAGCGCACTGCCGGGTTTCGCTGTTTTTAGGCTTGTGCATTTGTCTCACCATTGAGACCGTACGCCTTCCTTAACTGATAAATCAGCTCAGTATTAAACTGGCGACACTCATCTTCGCCGTTTCGTTCTATTGCTCGACGTACATCCTCTGGAAAACGAACCTTCTTTTGATACATGTCTTTTGCCTTTTCCATTTAACCCTCCGTTTACGCCCCACCGTGAGGCATGCATTCAGTGTCACACCGTGCGTCATTGATGTCAACCCCACCGTGGGGCATAATTTACACATTGTGAATTTTTGGCGGATTAAATTGAGAAATGAGCAGAGAAGACCCGCAACTCAGAATTAGGTTACCTATTGAATTAAAAGATAAAATAGAGAGCGTTTCGAAAACCAATAATCGCTCTATGAATGCAGAGATAGTCTCAATTCTGTCAGACTTCTTTAACCGCGAAGAACAATACAGAAACTCAATGGTTGTAGTATTGGGTTGGGAGTTAATGAACAAACACCCCGAGGTTAGAGAAGCATTTTACAATCTGGCAGCCGCGATGGCAGGAGCTGGTAATGATCATGACTAGTTTGTATTCCAGCAAAAAGCCCACCTGAGTGGGCTTTGCGTGTTTTTGTAGCAGTTAATGTTAGAATCGGGGAAAATCACATAAGGATATAGATATGCAACGCACAAAGATAACGTTAGCGATCGGCCTTGTAATTTTAACATTAGGCCCTCTCACATCCCTAGCTGCAACAAGCAACCCTCATCGCACAAAGGCGCAGGAAGGTTGCAAAGAGCTGGCATTTTCCCCTTCTTCAGAAGATTCAATCGCTATAACTACATTTATTGCCAGAAATGGGGATGCTTATCGCCCTGTAACAAAGGATGATTATCAAAGCCTACTTTTTGGTCTGTGCATGGAAGAGATTTCAGCAGCAGAAAGAGCCAGTAGCTTAGATGATCTTGATTTGTATCTTTTTACTGCCAGGAGCCACTGGATAAATATCCTGCTATCACCTGCAGTAAAGGCGGAGGACATAGCAAGAGACTACTACCGCGCCCTTCACAATATCCCTATTAAATCTCAGACTAAAATGAAAGAAGAAATCCCTTACCCTGAGCTTAGACCCAACGCGATACAGGATGAAAAGATAGCGGCCCTTGAAAAATACTCCAGACAAAAGTTGCTAAAGGGTCGGACAATTGAAAATCATTGCAAATCCATATCATCATCAATGCCAAACAAAGAAATCCCTGAAGATTCTCTTAGAAAAATGGCCATACGGGTGTGCGAAGGTGTCATGGCGATAAATTTCACACAAGGGAAACATGGCATTAGTAGGGGCACCGCGATGGATATAGCAGAAAAAACATACGGTAAAAATTCCGATGAATACCGCTACTTTGAACAAGTCACACGGCTGGCATTTTTAGAGTCACAGTAATCATCATCTTACTGCACTTGAAAACGCAGCATTAGTTGTTGACCTTTGCGCCTGCTTCTCAACGCTCTTTGTCAGTGCGTCTACCGATTGTGGGTTGCTGTTAACGTTCACGGTATTGATGTGGGTACTGTTGGTTATTTGAGGATTTCCGCCGCTTGAGGACAGTTGGTAAGGAGACCTATCAGCCATCCTACCCTGCGTTGCGTAATAGTTCCTGGCACTCCCCATGTTTCCGTACACTTTTCCGGTGTATTCTCTGGTCTCTTTGGGAAGTTGAGAAATGTCACTGCCATTGGCAATCCACTTATCAACATTACCCATACCCCAGTTGTAAGCACGAAGCGCATTATCAACGTTACCATCGTACCGTTTCAGTAGCTGTCGCATGTAAACTGATGCTGCCGCCCTGGATTTCTCTGGGTTTAATCGTTCATCTACCTGAGAGTCTACGCGAAGACCAAGGTCTCTGGCTGTTCCTGGCATGAATTGATAAGCGCCGGTAGCGCCTGAGACGTTGTAAGCTAGCGGATTACCACCCGATTCTGTCATCATTATGCCGTGAAGAAGGTCATCCATTCCCCCTGCAGGAGATGCTCTCTTTCCTGATTGAGCATATTGCTCAGGCTCGCCAAACCCCAAATAGGATTTAATTGAATCCCATGTCATGAATGGCTTTTTATCTTCATGCACCTTGTCATAGAGGTAAGAGCCAACGTCCTTACCTTGCTTTCTGGCTTCATCCCGCGCCTCGTCCACACCGTGACTTGCTGCTGCCGCTGCGATAGCACCCATGACTAATGGGTTGGCTCTTAGCCCTGTTGCCAGAAGTAGTAACAATGCAGTAGCGCCGCCAACGGAATCTGTGAGCTTTTTAATGGAGTCACCGGCATCTCGGAAGAAACCAATAATGTCGCCATGGTGGTCCTTAATCCAGTCACCGAATGCCTTCATGGCATTCATCACTTCTGGAGCAAATGCAATTGCAAGGTCTTGCCTCAGTCGGTCAAACTCGGAGTCAAGTTGACCAAGCGTTGCCACTAAAGCCTCTTGTTCCTTCACCTGTTGGGCGGTGATGTTTGACTTCTTCGTCTCAGAGTCGACAAGTGACTTCAGTTCACCAGATTTAATCTTGGCTGCGTCAGTCGGGTCAAAACCTGCAGCCGCCATTACCTGCATCAGGTTCTCTTGTGAGTGATTTTTACCATAACGGGTAAACTCACCGAGAGCCTTGCCAGGGTCGCCAAGATTGTTGATATTCAACCCTGTACGAGCGCCAAGCACCATCAGGTTCTGTGCAGCACCGGTTAATCCACCAAACACCGTTGGGTCAGCGATGTTAGCCAGTGCCATACGAGCACTACCGGATGCACCAATGAAGGCATCGCCGTTGAGCCCTGCTTGTTGGAATCCTCGACGAAGACCGAACATCTTATTCACATCGGTTCCGAAGAATTTAGCCTGGTTGCTGGCGCGAACGATTTCGTTTGATGTGGAGGTAAAGAGTTGCTTAATGCCATACAGGCCAGCTCCGATACCCAGAAACCCGGCTGCAGCAACATATGCACCACGGAATGAAGATGCAGCTGATGCCCCGAACTTTTTAACATCAAAAGTGGCATCAGAAATTACCCTTCCTGTTTTCCGCGTAGACCGTTGAATGTCATCTCCAGCCTTAACGATAACCTTGCCAGTCTCTTTGGAGGTTTCGTCTATTCCGTCAAAGCTTTTTTCAACTGTGTCCTGAAGCTCTTTAACTCCCTCTTCAACCTTTTTCTTGCCGTTCAGGAACTCATCAGCCTTGATTGTGACCTTATAGGCCAACTCATTGATAATCATCGTTGCTCCTGATGCTTATGCCAGACGCGTTGGTTGAAGTTTTCAACGGATATGATTTCCAGCAAATTGTACATATCAGCTACGGAAAGCCTCTCCTGAAGGTCAAGATAAGAAGCTTTGCCGGAGCAGATAATTGCGTTTATTGCTGATGAGATATTTACAGGTGAGACTAGCTTTGCCGGAAGAGACTCTTCATCCATGAAGGGGTATTTCACTCTCCGGCGATCGTTAAAAAATCAAAATTCACCTGGAAAACTTTATCCAGCAAGGTGCGAATGGTGGAAACCTCTTCGAAATCCAGAGAGCCATTCACCTTGCGCTGCTGCTGTTTACCGTCATTGGTGATGATGATATCCACAGTAGACATCAATCGGTCACGCAACTGGCGGGCGATATCAGGCGAGGATGCGGAAATGACACTCAGGCCAACTGTTGCCAGTCCCGCACATCCCATGGCGATCACATCCGCTGGGATTTCGCTAAAGTTAGAATCACCCATTGCGCGGAAGATATCCTGAGCCAGAGTGTCGGCATCCCATGCCGACATTTCTGTGATGAGAAATTCTTTCCCTTTATCGCGCCCCTCTTCCTCCACGACGAAGGGAATCTCTTTTCGTGCCATCAGATAGCGCTCCGTGTAACTGTCTCAAAATGGAATACTGCCGGGCGAGGCTGCAGCACTCGACGGCCAGGAGGTGTTGGCGTCCAGGTATAAAGAACTCCGTTAACAAAGTTCCATTTCGCACCAAGCGCCGGCACGGTTAGCACTGCGTTACACGCAAACGCTGAAATTGCTGTTCGCTCTGCAGCAATCCAGTCATCAATCAGGCTACTGGCATTGGATGTCGCCATTAGGTTGATGGTGAACTCTGTCGGGTTGAAGATGAAGCCAGCGTGGTATTTACCGTCCGCAGACATCATGTCTTCCTTGTTCTGCAGCGCACCAGTTTCAAACATGTTGTCGGCTGCGTAATCGTCTACATCAAAACCGCCTGGATAGTAAGCAGGTACGACGATGCGCAGCTTGGAATTAGCGGAAGTTATGTCGATAGGCATGAACCTTTCCTTATTTGTGATATACTGTTTGCACTCTAATATCAATTGAGGCGTCTATGGATTTTCAGCATATGCTAGATATAAACCCTGAGACTGGGGTGATATTAAGTAAGGTTTTCAGAAGGGGTGCAGGTGCCGCTGGTCATCGCATCGGTAACATTAACCCTTATGGTTATTTGTGGTTTTTGCATAATGGCAAGAGGCATCTTAACCATAGAGTTATCTGGGAATTCTTTAACGGAAAAATACCTGAAGGAATGCAAATCGACCACATAAACGGGAGGCGAGATGACAATCGGCTGGCAAATCTTCGCCTTGTTGACGCCGCTCAAAACAGCAGAAACAGGAAGCGACAACAAAATAATTCCACAGGTGTTACTGGCGTTTATCCATATAAAGATACCGGGAGATTTTGCGTACAAATAGGCTCCGGCAAGAGCCGAATTTTCCTAGGTATTTTTGACACTTTATTCGATGCCGCTTGCGCCAGAAAATCCGCTGAAATCAATTCCCATTACCACCCAAATCACGGTAGGGCGGCTTAGTCGCCCTTTTATTATAGAATCGCGGTTGAGGACATATCGATGGATTGAATGAGTTGGCCGTCAACCCAGTAAAAGATTGCGCCTTTCAGGGTTCGCTCAAGACGAGCCGCACCAGTCTGGGTAGGGATGAACAGATACCAACCCTCAGAATAAAGCGTTGCGGAGATATCCTTGCGTACGGTGTTATTCACGATGCGAATCTGTGCCTGGTCGAGCACTACGCCCTTCTGAATTGCTCCGAACGTCAGGGCCTGATTGGCAACATCAATCGTCGCCGCCTGAATGGCACCATAACCGTTTTGGTTGAATGGGTATGACTGATTATTGGTGAACAGGTTCGCATATGCACCAACGAGATTGGCGTTAATCCATACTTGGTCAATAAAGCTATCCAGCCAGACAAACTTCCCAGTAATCGCACCATCAGATGCATACTGCGCCATCGTCTTATTCAGGCTGTATGAACCGTAGAAGTTATAGCCGTTAGACTTCAGGGCTTGTGCAGTTGCCAGATCGCTTACGTTAGGCGCAAGACCGGAGAAGCCTCGGAATTTGAACGACACGCGACCATTTGTCCGGGCGAAGTCTACAGATGCCGCATATGCAAGCGCTGTAACGCTGTACAGATATGAACCGTACACCGGGAAGATGTTCTCATACCCGTTAGCAACGACAACTTTCTGCACGAAGCAGTTAGCGTTGTTGGCGATAGTGCCTGCAGCAGTAGTGTCATGCACCACATAGCCGAAGCGGTTTTTGCTGCCATTTGCCCACGCACACAGTTCCGTTTTCTGGTCATCCGTTAACTCAACCAGGGAGTTAAACAGAATCCAGTTCTGGTTGGTGTTGATGATGTTATTCATCGTGTCAGTCAGCGTGACTGCATCAGAGCCCGGGGAAACGGTAGCGGCTGTTGCTTGCGTCAGCAGCAGGCCGGTAGCCAGCGCACCAGGAGATGCGTAAGACACCTGACTATCTGCGCCGGTAGTCACTGATCGAATGATGAAGCGATTAGCGATAGGAAGCCATTCAACCGCCACTTTACTCGCGCCGATACCGGTCTGCAGCTTGGATGCGATGTCGCTGAAGCTTGTTGCAGTGGAAAGGTCGATAGACGAGCTGGTAGTTGATACGCCATCAATCGTGAGGGTAATTGTGCCTGCTGGAATTGCCTTTAGTGTCGCTAGTGCAACACCTTTCAGATTTCCTGACAGCAGGTATCCAGCCACGTCAGCAGTAATAACGCGGTACATCAGCAATTCACCCGGGATAACGGATGAGTTTTCGTAGCCGTTGAAATACTGCTGCGCGGCAAGGAATTCTTTTGATGTGCTTCCCATAAGGGCTGATACATCTGCTGCAGAGAAGTAAGAGACAACTGAGCCCACGGGCACCAGTTCATTGTCAGTCAGCATCAGGCCGTTAGCATCAACCGCAGAACCGGCAGGTGTAACGACGTTTGGCGTGATATTAAAATCCGTTGATAAAGGTATTGTCATTTCAGTATAATTCCACTTTAAATGATTTTACGGGAAGGGGTCAGACATGCCGAATTACAACGAATATTTTTCATATGATCCGCATCTTGGCACTCTTACCTGGATTAAAACTAATTCTCCGCGAGCTAAGGCAGGAAGCGTTGTTTCCTACACCAGTAAGCAGAGTGGGTATGTCCAGGTAAGGTTAAATGGTCGACTTACCATGGTTCATAGAATCGTATGGGAAATGCATTTCGGACCTATTCCATCTGGAATGGAAGTTGATCACATAAACAGGATTAGGAACGACAATAGATTGCAAAATCTTAGGCTTGTAACACCATCAGATAATTGCAAAAACAGAGGCATTCGAATTGATAACAAAACAGGTTATCCTGGTGTTAAATTCCATAAGAAAAACAATAATTGGAATGCAAGGATTACCCACAACGGAATTCAGGTTCATTTGGGTTGCTTTGATACCTTTGAAAAAGCCAAGCAAGCCAGAATTAATGCTGAAAAGCGTAAGGGGGTTGTTGACCCAATTAATTCTAATTAACTTTAATATCCACCATTTCTGTAGATATCTCCGCCTTATCAAAGTAATCCTGCCTCAAGCTCACTGTTATGTGGGCTTGCAGTGACAACGTCAGGGTCCATCTTTCCTGCCATTGACTTTCCGCATCAATCATCGGCGCTTGAATAGCCGGGGATGAATAGAGAGGTGCCAGTCTGGCATCGATGCCTTTGATAGTGTCGTAGCCGTAGCCACTGGCGAATGTGGTTTCTAAGGCAATAGCCCGATCCCCTGCACCCTGACCATAGATATCCACCTGGATATCAGCCTGGCGAACTTCGGTATATCCCATAGCGCTTGTCGACGGTGAGCCAGTGTCCTGCTTGATGTCTCTCGTCGTGGATAGCCGGGTAAATCGCAAGGGGGTCAGGATGCAGAACTGGCCTTTTTGCATCGGCACCCTGTTAGCCTGTGCCTGTTGGCAGGTTCCGGCTATAGGCTCGATGTAGCCAGCAAGTACATCGATAACATCATCTACGGTGAAGTCATTCATGGGCTCACCTGCAATACCGCAATCAGCCGGCACCACGAATCCCAAAGCTCTACCGGTTCAACGACAAGCCATTGCTCACCATTAATCACGAAGATGTCTCCACCCTGCTCCATCTCGCGCTGGACGCTGAAATAGTTGCCATTGACGTAAATAACCTTCGCCAGCCCCTGAATGTTCAGGCCGTCTACGTGCTGCATATCGCCGCGGCTGATTGGCTGTAGTTGAATAGTGACGTTCTGGTCTGGCAGATAAGATGGCATTGGCTTTCGCCCGGGACCGATGGTTTCACCAGCGTACTTCTTCAGGATTGCTGAGATATTGGGGTTGATGCTGGTGATCGCGTTATTGGCTACTTGTCTGAGATTCAATTTCGCTCACCTCGTAGCTAACGCTATCCAACATGTTTTTGGTGTCAATCAGCGGCTTATCAAAACCCTTCCTTGCAATCGTCACTGGTGAAAGTGGTGGAGAATCAAGGGCACGAATCGACTGCTGTATATCAGCGGCGATAATGGTTCCCAGCATTGAAAATACTTCTTCAATGTCATCACCACGCTCAATTAGCAAAGCCGCCTGCTCTTTCCACTCTTCTTCATGCTCCGCTATTGCATTTCTGAAGAAAGGTCGTGGCGGCTGATTATGAGCCGGATTGCCATACTCGTTGGTTGCGGCAACCATAGGGACCGGAATTACACCGTTGTAGGTTGATCCCTCAAGAAAACCGACCTTTAGCTGAATGTTAGAAAATTGCTTTTCAACCTCATCAAGCACGTCCATTACCTTATCCATCAGTACCTCCGGTAATATCCGTAGGGATAATTTGATGGGGAGTGACCGCTTATGTACTGGAAGGTGCGGAATGGTGCCGTAGCATTCCAGTAATCAGCGCCATACTTTGTTTGCATGTACCATGCTGAATTTGCTGTTACCCCTGGCATATCCGCATGAACGCTAACTGAACCCTCTGAAGCGCTGTCGATTCTCCCAACCAATCCGGATGGTGACTGCCCATTAGCGCCCGAGTAAAGAAAGGCGATATGGGCAACCAGCATATTCAGCAGCATTGCGCGGACAGCCAAATCCGACACACGACTGAAGTCTGTGTTATCGAGATAGATAGTTGCCTGGGTGAAATACTGCTGGAGTAGTGCGTCGTCGACAGATGAGAATTCAGGGTAACGTAGCTTAAATGCGACGGGGTCAAATATTACGACGCCCATTCACTGCTCCCGCTATTTGGTATCGGCCTTTTTAACACCAGGGGCCGGATTTTCAGGATCCATTCCTTCCAGGCCAGTTTTCTCTTCAGCCAGTTCTTTCGCTTGCGCTTTAACGCTGCGCTCGTCTTTCTGGATGAAAATGGCGTTGTTCTGGATATAAGCTGCATCCTGATACATGGCAACAAACTTATCCATGAAGTCTTTTTCGACCTGAGTAACTCCGAATGCACCTTCGGGAATGGCCCCATCAAGACCACGAAGGGAGGTTGTTGCCGCCCCGTTCAGGATTACCGTTTTGCCGTCGATAGTGACCTGCAGTCCATTAGGCAATTTGCAGCCTACGCTTACCATTTCAGCCATGAATTAAACTCCAAGCAGGCCGGCGACAGCCAGCGGTTGACGAATGATTGCACCCCAGGTGCCACCTGTTTTCTTCTGCTTATAAGCAGAAAGGTCTACCACCACAGGGTGTGTGCGCATTTTTTCGGTAAATGCACAGTAGCCAGTATCCTGACCATCCAGATCGTCAGCAATGAGCTGAACAAGCTGACCTGATGCGGTGTTGTACTCAACAGCAGTAACAACGCGCAGGTTCGGGAAGTTTTTCTTCAACTGGTCTGAAACGTTCACGTTATACATGTTCGTTTTGGTCAGATTAGCTTCAGATTCAGGAGACATCGCCAGCGTCATTTTGCTGTCGCGCTCAACATAGCCCTTAGTCTGGGTGATTAACTGCTTGTACAGCGCCTGGATGTCGTCATACACAGCCTGGCCATCTTTGGTTGCCCAAGTAGTGCCACTGCCAGTACCAGTTGCTGCCGGGGTGATTGGTGCAGGCAGGTTTGGGTCATTCAGAATGCCGTAGTTCTTCAGCCCAGATACACCGAAGAAGTAGGACTTGTTCTGGAATTTATTCAGGGTCAGTGCTGAAGCGGTGTTCAGTTGCTGAGCCCATGCGATACGGCCTTCGCCATAGCGGTCCAGTTCCAGCTCACCCCACTGGGTGATGGTCTGGTAGAGGTATGACTCACGTGCAACCCAGTTAACGTTCGCGCTCACCTGACCGTTGTTGTTGTAGTCGCCATAGCTGGATACCTGACCGGTAGATTCGACAACCGGGAATTGCGCGGTCATGGTAGTCCAGTCGCCTTTCTTCGTTTCGCCCATGATTTCCACCGCTTTCATCGGAGTAACCAGGATGCGAATCAGCTCAGGGTCTACGTAGTTGGTGAAGTACCATGGAATGCCTGCGTTACTGGCGGTTACCAGTGTCGGCTGCGCATCCATCGCGTATGAATAGCTATTCGCTACCGCGTCAGTCAGATAGGCTTTGGCTTCGGGAAGTACTACACCGTAATCCCGCTCAGCCATTGCTTTATGTTGTAAAAATTCTGCGTTGTTCATCGATTAGCTCCAGGTGCCCATCTGAATAAGTTCGCCAGCAGCGCCAGCGCTACCAACCACAAATTTTGTCTCTACATAACCAGCAACAGTTGCTCCAGCAGCGCCGGTGGTAATAGAGCCATCTGACAGTTTGGCGAAAATTTTCTGCCCTACTGTTGCCGCTCCCGCGGTGCGCACCCAGAAATCACCTGCTGTCATCAGAGTCATCTGGAAGCCAGGTTGAACAGTCATTGATGCTTCAGCCAGCCAGGTAGTGATTGAAGCCTGACCTTCGCGATGAACGAAGCCAGGTGGAACGCCAGTACCGGTATTATCTACCACGCCGTTAGTCACCCAGCCGAAACGACCGACGACCACACCATTGGTGCCAGCTACCAGAGCACCTTCACCCGCCAGCAAGCTTGCCTTCGGGTTTGCAGAAGCGAAGTCACCTTCTACGCCTGGTGCCTGCTGCTGGTTGATTACATTTTGAAAGCCGCTCATTGCTTAGCTCCGTTTCATTTTGGTTGCGCCAGGGAATGCTTTGGCGAAAGAAGATGTGGTCGCAGAATCCATGCCAATAACATTGGCAGGTTTGCGAGCTTCTGATTTCTGGATGATTGTGAACTCAACCATTGATCTCAGTGCTGAAGGGTGAACGCCTTTGTGGTTAGCGCCTACAGAGTCAAGGGCGAAACGGTAGATGTCTTCAGCTGAATCCATCGCTACCAGGCTCACATCGCCAACGAGAGCGCGTACGCACTCACGGGCTTCGTTTGCCTGACGAATGCGACCCATGACATTTTCTTCAGCTTTACGGATTAATGCGGCATCCATAGCAGCCTTGTCCTCTTTGTCTTCATCGTCTTCATCTTCGGCTTTCTTGTCCTTTTTATCGGACTCTTCATCTTCAGCCTTTTTATCTTCTTTTTTGGACTCGTCTTTATCCTCGTCCATCGCTTTGTCTTTCTTGTCGTCGCGCTCTTCTTTCTCTTCCTCTTCGAGTTCGAGATTTTTCTTGACCGCTTTTTCGACTTCTTCGAGGTCTGCGTCTTGTGCCAGGAATGGCTTCAGAGCAGCCGCGAGTTGTTTGGCTTTTGCCATCTCTTTTAGCTCCAGTGATAATGAATCCCCGACAACGACGTCGGATCCGGCTCTGCCCTCTATTACGAGTGCAACGTGGTTCCCGACGATATCGCGCATGACGCCATCGTATGGCTGGCCTTCATGTACGCCGGGGGTCATGTCGGCTACATATCTGTAGGCCGACGAAAGCTCTTTCTTCTCATCTGTTTCGATTCCAGCGATGGAGTCTGCATCCCAGACAACAAGCGAGTTCTTAAGGTAAGTCCCGTCAAATTCGGCATCAGTACCAGTAGAACCAACCACAGCCATCTTCTGAGGGTCTGCGGCAGTAACCGGAATGTGTTCATTGAGGAGCGGGATGTTGTTGAATGTGGTCGCCGCTTTTGCGAGCTCTTTTGGGTCGCGCAGCAGGTAGTAAACTTTGTCAGGCTGCAGGCCTAACGATTTGGAATTGGGGATTTCACGGCCATAGTAGGGGCAGATGTTAGCCTTGCTGATTGGCGTCACTTCGACGTGCAGGCGACCATCATTGTCAAAGGAGCGCACCGTTGCCCTGTCGAACGCCAGAGCTGAGTCACCTGCATAGCCATTGGCATATGCCGCACGCTCAACCTCTTCTGCCTTTTCTTTTGTATCGAATGGCCCTTCTTTTCCCCAATACCATTTGCCACTTTTTTCATGGACTGGCATGGATTTACCTTTCTTCAGGCAATAAAAAAGGCCGCCTTAGCGACCGTTGTTTTTCTTCAGAGACGTTATTGTCAGCGCGGCTATGATTATGCCGCCAAATATCAATGTCAGGCCTAGTGCCTTGAACACTTCAATCATTTTCGTTCCAGTCCTGGGATTATCGGAGACCATGTGCAGCGGCAGTTGATGGCTTCACCAGGTAGCACCCATTCACCATCTAGATACAGACCTTTGTCGAGGTCAAACTCTTTGCCGTCCGCCTTGACGTGGGATTGTCTTGGCTCTTTACCTGCATGAGAGTGACGCCAGATTCCTTTGGTAATTCCCAGGCTCTTTTGCCGCTCAGACTGGATGACTGCTGTGGCTTTGTTGTTCTGGTCGCGAGCGATCGTCTCAGCACGCCTGCGAGTGATTCCGTAGCGTGCTTCGAGTTCATCCGTTAAATGCCCAAGGTCGCGACCGCGGCTTACTGACTGCATCACCATCGTCTCAACCTGCGTGTGGTACTGCTCAGGTATCGACTTAATCAGGTTGACGTTCTCGTTAATGACGGCCTGCATTGAGTCTTTGAGCTCATCATTCATCGTGAACTTAACGGTGAAACCGCCATTCTTCAGTGCGGAATGAAGAGATACATCAGTATTGCGCAGTGTCTTATCGACAAAGCGATCTGCCAGTTTTTTTGCAAGCTCGTTGAACTTGCTTTCCCACTGCTTACCGAGTTTAGCCAGCCTGCGCTTCAACTCATTCGCCGGGCTGGCATCTAGCGCCATGCTGTCTTTGTAGCCAGCTTCAAGCCAGTACCGGTAAGACTTGTTCATCTCCCGAACCAGCTTGAGAAGCTCGGCGCGATACCACTCATGAACTCCGGCGTTAGCCCTGATTGGACGAAGGGTTTTCTGGCTCTTCGAATCCTTCTTCGATGGACTCGTTTTCGTAATCTTCGTCATCTTCAGATTCCATCATGTGGTATGGGCTTGCCTTGTCTGACTGGCGCATACTCCTGATCGCGTCGAGGTCGAACACTCCGGCTTCGGCATAGTTCTTGTCAGCCTCGGACTGATGCTTCATGACTTCGGCTTTCTCGGCTTCTGTAAGCTCATACAGCGGCAGGAACTCGAAATCGATGTCTGGGTCAATCTCGCCGAATTCGTTCAACTGGATGACATCCAGCACTGTTTTCAGAGGGCTCCTGAACAGATTCTCCTGCATAGCGTGGATAGAATCGTAGAAGACGCGTATTTCACCATCAGACGAAGCGTTGAGGCCGTTAGGAGTGATGCCAAGCAGCTTAACCAGAGGGATGCTTGAGACTGACGCCATCTGCTCCTGTGCTTGCGCCTGAAGAGCATCGACACCGGACAGGCTTGTCACGAACTGGAAGAACTCTTCTGAATCCTTATCAACAAGGAACATTCCACGGTTATCGCGGACCTTATTGAAGAACTCAGCTCGCATAAACAGGTTTGGGTCTGCAACTCCGGATAAGACGTTTTGCATGTTCGTCTTCAGGCCATAAACCACAAACGAGTGAACCAGGTCGCTCACGCTGTCACGCGTTCTCAGCCAGTTCTGCACGTATGGCTCAGCCATCTGGCTAAGAGACAGTCCGCCGAAGTTATATGCTGCCTTGAGGATATCCGGCACTTGTCGGGAAATCATCGTCAGCATGCGGCTTGCGTGAACTGTGCGCCCCATGACGTACCATTCAGCCGGGTTGAAGAAATCGGGGCTAAGTGGGTTGTCAGCGTTATACACACCCGGGTAAGTCCACATCGCTTCGATGACACGGAAACCGTTCAAGCTGCCTTTGGTTATCTTGCGCGGGCTGATGTAGAGCTTCTTGTCCAGTTCGTCAGGAACAGTCCAGGCAGAGTTACCACTCGGTGTTTTCACATCGATGTAAATCTGACCGCGACCGAAGTAACCGTCATGCTCAGCAGCTTCACGAAACTTCTCGCGCACTTTGAAACGCTTTAATGCGTCATCAAGCTGGCGAATCTTGTCGGCCTTATCATCGCCGTCATCTTTGCCGATGTGCTTCAGCTCAATCCACTTGCGTGTCATCTCTTCAGCTATCGTGCCAGTAATCTTGCGATATTCCGGCAACTGAGCGAGCTGTGAGAGGTATGGATAGCCAGGGAAGCCACCGTAGCCATATGCGGTGATATTTGCTGAATTAAGGTAACTGTAAGGTGTGGAGTCCATCGCCAGAGCAGCCTCACCCACGCTCTCAGGGATCACTCCGGGAGGTGGCGTATAGCGCTCAATCTGACGAAGCACTTCACCCTCTGATTTAATCCTTTCCTGTTCATTCAGCATCGCCAGCGCATTAGCCAGCGACATGGGCTGTTTTGCCTCTTCCTTTGGAGGCTCAGCTTTTTTCTTTTTCCAGCGTTCAAACACTATGCGAGCCTCAAAAGTTCTTCAGATATGCGTAACGGACCATTGCCATTCTTCATTTCGTCGATGGCATCCATCATCGGATCTAGCTGGTCGTCGTGCGTATTGAAATCAGGGTTGATGGCTTCCATCTCGACGAGGAAGTCGTTAATGAATGGTGCGTTGTTGGGCAACTTGATATACCCGGACTCGATGTATCCCTGCACGTCCATCAGGCGAGTGTATTTGTCTTTATCGCGCTGGATGGCCTTGATAGGACATATGGCCTTTTTGCGAATGTTCTGGATGAGCCCGGTACCGGATGACTTATCTTCTATCGCCATGTGGCGTAGAGGTCCGTTCTTGAGGATTTTGCATTTATCCCAGAACGCGACCGCGCGGCGCTGAAGCTCTTCTGCTTCCCACTTGCCGCGGATCATGTCTATCAGGTAGATGTATCCGTCAGTGCCTAATCCCCAATGTTCGAATACGGAGAAGTCATTGACCTCTTTTGTTTTCTGCGCAGTATCGCCATAAACGGCTCGCCACTGCATAGGAGGAAGCACTGAGTATTCGCCGAACCATTCAGATTTAATCAGGCCGCCGCCTTTAGCGGTTGGTCGCTGCTGATAGAGGGCATTCCATACTAGCGATCCACGTTGCTTGGCCTTGTCGACGAACTCCTGAGGCATGCGCTCAGGAAACAGGATTTCACCAGGCTTGCGTAATAGATAGGTCTTGCCATTCAGCTCGTGAATCTCTTCTTTCTCAGCTTCCATTGGAAAGCTAACAACGCGCCACTGCTCACCTCCCTCTTCTGCTAACTTCAACAACTGACCAGCAAGGTCATTCTGATGCCAGCGAGTAAGGATGATGATTATTCCGTTTATCTTCGGGTCAGCACGCGTGAAGAATGTTGTGTCATACCAGTCAATAACCGCTTCTTGGTATGTTGGTGATGATGCTGTTTTGTAATCCTTGGCTGGGTCATCAATGATTCCGATGTTCATACCCTGGCCGGTGATACCGCCATTAACGCCCGCAGCTCGATATGAGCCACCATGAAGACGCCCATCAGCTGATAATGTTTCCCACAACTCAGCTGTACGAATTGCACCGCCAGCTACCGTCCTGATGTTAGATCCGTTGAGTCGCACGTTGGGGAACACTTCTTTGTAGCGATCTGAATCGATGATGCGCTGGGTGTCCCTCGACATTCGATTTGCAAGGTCAGATGAGTATGAGCAGGCAATTACGTTCCAGTTTGGATGCTTACCCAACACATAAGCCGGGAAGCGACGTGATGCCTTCTCGCTCTTACCAGAACGTGGCGGGGCAAATATCATCAGACGAGGCATTAGTCCTTGCTCAGCTTCTACCAGGAAGTTATCCAGCTCAGCTGAAAGTAACTCATTAAACCATCCTGTTTCATACTGAGGGTTGGTGTATAGCGTGAATCCCATCAGACTCTCACGAGCTTCTTTTATGGCACGGCGCTTATATGCCTCAAGAGTCTGCCTGTTTCTCAGCGAGCTGTGATCTGTGTCGGCCATGACCAAGCTCCTTCAAACGTTCATCTAATTCTTCTTCGGTGATGTCGGTGTATTGAATAGGTCCACCATTTTTACCAGTGATCTCACTAGACACTTGGTCTTTGAAAGCCTGGACATTAACGTGCTTGCCTAGCAATTCAAGGTTTTTAACCTTGTCAGGCCATTTGATTTTCTTCAGGAGAGCTGCGCTATCTGCAGATGCCATCTCAACTACATCCATTCCGGATAGAGTTGTACGCCACACCTTCGGCCAGTCTTTAATCGGCTTCAGTTCGCCATTGGCAAGCAGGATGTCCAGCACGTCCATCTGATCTATTTCAGTCAGTCGTCGAAGTACATAAGCAGCGTCTATTCCTGTTTGCTCTACACGCTGAGCTTTTAACTCCGCAACTAATTCGAGGACGTGAGGTTTAGTGAGGTTTTCATAACCTACCTCTTTGGCGGTTTTCTCGCTGTAACCCGCCCTGATAGCTGCCTGTGTGGCATTGAGGTCTTTCAGGTACTCACGGGCAAACAGCTCTTGTTTGTCGGTGAGCTTTGCCATGTTATTTTCCGTTAATCATTTGAGTGAGAAGTTTGGCCTGGCTTTTTGCAAACCTAACGTTGCCGCGTCCTTTCGTGGTAATTGAAACCAGTTCGCCCATTTTATGAATGGCTACTGTTACCTGATTGTGCTTAACCTGCACAAATGACAAATCACCTTCTCGTAATGCTTCGATAATTTTCATGTGCATTTCTCAGCTTGATGCCATCTGACCGGATGCGATCAGCTTAGTCAGCAGTGCGTTGAAGTCTGCCTGTGTTGGTGCCGCGGTCAGTTGCGCAGTGAATGGCATTTGCTTAACGATGCCTGCAGTGCTTGATGTCGCGGCTACTGGTAAATCAGAAGAGGTTGTTACTGTGGTTGGTACACCACCGGTAGAGATTACGCGCTTAGTCATTTTTGGCTCCTGAGATTTTTTCTGATGAAGTTTGTTGACGGGAGGATTCTATTTCACGAATAGCTTCTAGCTGTCCGTTGCAGTTCTCGACCGAGAGCAGCAAGGTAATGTTTAACTGGACGCTATCTGCGAATGTCATTTGTGCCGGAATGTTTGGCACCCCACAGTCAGTCAGAAGACTTGCTGGTATAGGAGGACTTTTTACCTTTATGGCTTCGCGCACTGTCGGCTTGTTGGCGCAGCCGCTCAACGACGCTATCAGGAATAATAGCAACAGCGCATTGGTTGTCTTTAAGCGCATTTTTTATTTCGTCCTGTAATCGTTGAGACTTCATCTCTGCGGCAGCACGGCGCTTAGCCTCTTTGTCAGCCAGTTGGTTCATTGCAGTTACTGCGTTGGTCAAATCCTGAAGCGTGTTAGCAAGACCAGTGTTTTTGCTGGTCAGCTCTCTGGATTCTTTTTGAAGCGCGTAGTTGTCAGTCTTTAACTGCCGATTGTCTACGCCAAGCTTGACGATGAAACCGATGATAATGAGAGCAAACATAACGGGGATGAGTGTTTTGATGACTGTCAGATTCATAACAGAACAGCCTCCGCTTTCCTGGTGCGATCTATCCTGTCCTGCAGTCCATTGAATCCACCATTAATACGCTTGGTTAGTCCATTGATATCGCCAGCATCTGCGAACTGATTACAGTTATTAGCTTTCCAAAACCAGCCGGCTGAACGTGCAGCGTTATTATCAGTGAGGGTCAAATCAGGGTCTGATACCAGGTCGAGACCTAAAGCTTTACCGCAGTTGTCATAGTTATCTTTGAAAGTGACTTGCTTCAGTCCTCTCCCGCGATATTTCCAGCCGTCACCATTCTGATTGTTACCATACCGGCCGCCATAAACGATGTTTGCAATAGAGGCCTGTCGTGATGGAGATAGTGCCAACTCTCCCGGCTTGCGACCTAATTGCTCTCGCTGTGCCGAGGTAAGTCGTGAGCCAAAAATCTGCAGGCCATTAACTGAGTAGTTCAAGGATTCCTGTACTGCTCGAAAGCCATTTGATTCTGTGCCAATTTGTGCAATGAATGCCGCCTGGCGTTTTGGCGTGTCGATGCCGAATTCTTTCATTGCATCAACTACAACCTGATACCACTTATCAGCTAACGGCTGGGAGATGCCAGCAGCTTGCATAAATTGTTCTTTATTCATTTTCTGCTTCATTCCCCGCCGCTTTGTTAAGGAATCGCCCTTCAAGCGCCTTAATCAGAGAAGAACCAGACCATCCAGCCATACCACAAACGCCGCCAGTAACTTCCTGTGGCCAGCCGTAGTGAATAGCAATCATGATCATGAGTAGTCCAGCGAAAATCGACACGATGAGTTGTAGGCACATAGTCCTCCAACTGAATGCTTCACCGTTGAGGACTTTGAATGAGTAGCTGGCTACTGCGCCGACTAGAGTCATGCCGAAAGCGATGAGGATCGACCAGAGGTTCGGATCGCTTTTGTATGGCATCTTGTTCATTTCCACCCCCTGGAACGGGGATCTGTTCAGGATAGGAATTAACGTGGTTGTTGACAGAACAAATCCAGGATACATTTTTCGGTAACGTGGTTTGTTCGTGACTAATAGCATGAGCAGATCAGGTAGGAGGTTGTTGACGCAATCTCTTGCCGACCATCTTCACGAAGCCCAGCCATAGTGCTGGGTTTTTCATTTGTGTAAAACGCCCTACCCCGTGGCCACGAATGCTAGAGGGTATCTGTGTGTGTTCTGGTGTTTGGTGGTAGGACGCTTTCAGAAAGGTCGTGCAATTAATTACCCATGGTTGCTGAATTCACCATGGTAATGCTCTCTGCTTTTCATTATTTCGCTGGCAGCGATAGCGATATCGTCAAACATTCCGACAATCACTTTCTTGCCATTCACCCGTAATGACGCAACCCATTTTTTGCTTACTTCGTCCCAGTGAACACCTTTGACACCAGATTTATTGCGCACAGTTACGCCCTGGTTCATTTGGTTTTCTGATTTTGAAACTACTCGAAGGTTTGAAATGCGATTATCGTCTTTCTTACAATTGATGTGGTCGATATCCCCATCCGGGAATGAACCATTCTCCATCAACCAAACTAAACGATGGGCGGCATAGATTTTACCGTGGATACAGATCTTGATGTATCCGTCTCTATGGTATGTGCCAGCAATGGCACCAACTTTGATACTATTCGTTGTTGGCTTGACCCAGGTGAATTTACCGGTCTCTTTGTCGTAAGTCAGATGTTCTAATAAAGTTTCTTTATTCATTTGAACTCCGGCGTCTTTCGACCGATTGCCTGGGGTAGCAGGTAAGGTTGTGGTGGCCGGTGCTGAATTCCGGCATTGGCCTATCAACGGGGGTCGCCTCTATCTCTAGATTTGTCTTGCCATAGACCCAGGGATTACTCCCTTTCTCGCGCATCAGCCTGCGCATTCACCACAACGGAAAGAGCACTGCCGCATTCGTCGTCTGGTACGGTGCGGAGCTTTGTTAATCCAGTCAGCGCTCTTACCTGTTGTGTAAATGAAAAAGCCCCAAGGCGTGAACCTCAAGGCTTGTTTGTTCATGGCGATGGCTGAAGTCGCGTTGTTGCCGTCCCCATAAGACCCGGCTCAAGGGTTTCGATGTCCCCGATTCATCAGCACTGTCATCTTGTACTTAATCGCCTTAACGGAGTCAGTTACCCATCGTTAGAGTTCAG